ATAGATGTTTTTGTTAATTCAAGTGTTACCGAAATGAAATTATTACAATCAACCTCAACAACTTCTGAATATAATCAGTTTGTTTCTGTATCTACAACAAAATCAGATAGAAGATTACCATCAAATGTGGTACCCGTTTCCAATAGTTATTTATTAGGACCAATTGACAAATCGGATAATGGAAATGATGATTTCTATAGATTCGCCGTAAATGTTGAGTTATTAAAAGAAAACTATCCACTAATAAATGTTTTTGAATTTGACCTATATGGAAAAAGAACAGACTCATCAACGGGATATATTCCAATAAGATTTACAAGAGGTCTTAAAATGAATTCACAAATTGATGTAAGTACATTTAATGGAGTCGATTTTGGAAATATTATGCATCCAAATGATGTTAATTATATACTTATCGACACACCAGGGGATATAACAACAAAAATAACCGCATCACAAGGAGTTTTCCAAAGAATTGCAACATTTGTTTACAATAAATCAAATAATACTTTTACATATACAAACCTTATTTAGAATAAATGGCAAAATATTATAACATAAAACTTACTTCAGGAACCTCAAACGGACCGTACACAATTTACTACAATTCGGTTAGTGCGAGTAATGTGGCTACAATAGTTTCATTAGGAACTCCTGCTAGTGGTTTAACTTATAATGACGTATATCCTAATGGTATTAATGTCTCTGTTCCAAATTTTGCAACATCATTGTATGCTTATAATACAAGTTGTAATGATTATCGTTCTTACATTTTACCAACACCGACACCTACTCCTACACCAACAAATGATTGTAGATTTGAAATCGATTTAAACATCGTAACCGCTACACCAACACCAACGCCAACCCCTACAGGTAATTGTAGTTTTGAAATTGATTTGGGTATCGTAACCGCAACCCCAACACCCACTCCTACACCGAGTCCAACAACTAATTTTGAGCCAACCGATATCTTATTAAGTAATGATTCGATAAATGAAAATACGGCAACAGGTACAACGATAGGTACATTTAGTGCAGTTACACTTGATGTAAGTGATACACATACATTTACTTTGGTAAGTGGGTCAGGTGATACCGACAATGCTAGTTTTACTTTAACAAGTGGGGGAGCATTAAAAAATGCAACAATACCTAATTATGAAGTGAAAACTTCATATTCAATTAGAGTTAGAACTAGCGATGCTGCTGGTCAAATTTTTACAAAAATTTTTACAATTAATGTTAATAACGTAAATGAAACACCATATGCATTATCATTAAGTAATACATCACAAGCTGAAAATACAGCAGCAAATACAACAATAGGCACATTCTCAACATCGGATGTGGATAGTGGAGATACATTTACATATAGTTTAGTTGCAGGTACTGGTGACACAGATAATGCATCATTTAATATTAGTGGTGCTAATTTAAGAAATACATCTGTGTTTAACTATGAAGTTAAAAATTCATATTCTATAAGAGTAAGAACAACAGATGCTGGTGGATTATATTATGAAGGAACATTTACAATTACAGCTACAAACGTAAATGAAGCACCTACCGATATTTCAATAAGTGCAGCGTCAATATCAGAAAATGTTCCAACAGGAACAACAATAGGCACATTCTCAGCTACAGACCAAGAAGGTGGTGTAATGACATTTGTGTTACATGATACCGCAACTTATCCTGATAACAGTAGTTTCTCAATTGCATCGGGAGTATTAAAAAGTGCAGCTGTGTTTAATTTTGAGGTTAAATCATCATACTCAATTAGAGTACGAGTAACTGATAGTACAAGTTTAACATTTGACAAAACAATAACAATATCAATAACTGACGTTACAATAATACCAACATTGACCACAACTAACGCAACGTGTAACGGAGGTACCGGTTCAATTGTTGTAAGTAGTGTTGCCGGTGGTACTGCAAATTACACATATTCTAAAGACGGAACAAATTATCAAGTTAGTAGCACATTCTCATCTTTAACTGCGGGTAGCTACACAATATACGCTAAAGATACATATGGTGAAGTTGGTAGCACAAATGCAACCGTTACACAACCAACAGTAGTTTTGGTAACAGCAACAGGAACAAACCCAACATGTTTTGGTTCAACAAATGGATCTATTTTAGTTAATAGTGCAAGTGGTGGTTCAGGTTCGGGATATAGTTACTCAAAAGATAATATTACATATCAAGCAGGAACAACATTTAGTACATTAACAAATGGTACATATACAATATATGCCAAAGATAGTAATGGTTGTGTGGGGTCAACTAGTGTGACATTAAATAGAACAGAAATCACTGCATCATACACACAAGTAAATGTTTTATGTAATGGTGTTGCTTCGGGTAGTATAACTGTTAGTAACCCATCTGGTGGACAGGGAGGAACATATTCCACTAAATTAGGTTCCGGCGGAACTTACCAAGTTTTAACAACGTCTAGAGATTATTCAAGTTTAACTGCCGGTTCATATACATTATATATTAAAGATGGTGCTGATTGTGAAAGAACATATACTGTAACAATAACACAACCTGCCGCTTTATCAATATCAACATCGGTAACACACCCTACATGTTATGGAGATAGTAATGGTTCAATTACAGTAAGTGCAAGTGGTGGAGTTGGTGGTGTACAATTATATTATGCATTAAGTTCTAATTTAGGATCAACATACACAGCAAATCAAACAAGTAATGTGTTTAGTAATTTAGCGGCAGGAACATCATATATTATTAGAGTTGAGGAAGACATTACTGGTTGTTCGAGAACACATGGACCAGTTACACTTGCCAAATCTGCAGTTACAACAACATTAACACCAACACATTTAACTTGTTATGGACAAAATTATGATGGATTATATGCTGGTTCGGTTTCTATTGCGTACCCAAGTGGTGGTAATAGTGCATCTTATCAATTTAAATTAGGTAGTGGAGGAACATATACCGCTTGGACGGCAGGTACTACGGTTGTATGGGGTGGTTTAAGAGGAGGTGTAAAGACAGTTTACATAAAAGACGCACAAAATTGTGAATTTACATTTACCACAACGGTTAACGAACCATCACAAGTTACAGCATCAGTTTCCCCTTCAAATCCAACTTGTTCAAGTGGATCGGGATCTATTACCGTATCGTCAATTAGTGGTGGTAGCGGTAGTGGATATCAAGTTAAATTAGGTAGTGGAGGAACATATGAAAACTTTAGTACAAGTAAAGTATATTCAAGTCTTGGAACTGGTTCTTATACAATCTATGTAAAAGATAGTTCTAATTGTGAAAATTCATATACAAATACCATAACCATACCATCTGAAGTTACTGCAAGTACTTCAAGTTATTCTTACCCAACATGTTGGGATAGTACAAATGGTCAAATTATAATAAATCCAGGTGGAGGAACGGGATCGTATACATATAGTATTAATAATGGATCTTCGTATCAATCAAGCGCAACGTTTAATAATTTATCAAGTAACTCTTATTATATAAGAGTTAAAGATAGTAATGGTTGTGAATCTGTTGTTGCAAATCCTATCCATCTTAACGTAGGAACACCAAATGCTAATATTGTAGTTACTAATGCATTATGTTATGGAATAGCCGGTTCCGCAACAACATCGGGTCTATCAACAACAAGTACATTTTATAGAATTAATGTTGGTGGTAGTTTCACTAATTCAAGTGTAACAAGATATAACGTTGGAACAACAAATCTTGCAATTGAAGATTTATCTGCTGGCGATTATACCTTCAGAGTATATAACTTTGATGAAACGTGTTATAAAGATTACACAATAACAGTAACACAACCAGCAGAACAAACAGGATCAATTTATAACGTAGTGGGTGCAACAAGTGCAAACAATGACGGTTCATTAACAATATCATCTGGTGGAGGTACTTTTAACAAGACATATAGATTATATAAAGATACTCAATCACCATATAACAATTGGCCAACTGATAATTTAATCGCAACACATACAAATGTAACATCAGGATCACCTTCCATAAACATAACAGGATTAAGTTGTGGTTGGTATTGGTTACAAATAACAGATGCTAATGGATGTATGTTAAATGTTGGACAAGTAGAGGTAACATGTGCGGCAACAATGATACTTGTTGAGCTACGTTCGGGTGGTACAGGTGATAATAATACCGCATTTAGTGCATGTTATAATTCATTCAACGGAGCTTTAAATGATGTAACCATATACACATCGACAGGAACATTTGAAGACAATTTACCCGCATATACTGATAGTTCGGGTACCACACTTTATTTAGGTTCGGGATCTTACACTAATGGTTATGTTTATGGTAGAATAATGAGTGGTTATATAGTAATTGACGGATATTGCACCGGCGGATTCCAATAATAATTCAACCATAGGGATTACCTTTTATGGAAATTGTTAATCTATTATTTGTAGTTTATTTATGGTATTTTATTAGTTATATTTTAGTAAAAAATATCTAAAGATATTTACTAGTGTATGGCAACCTACTTTGGAACTTTAACTGGATTCACTTTACCTTATACGAATATTTCGTCTGACACCCTACCCGGTGGAGGACAGTCGTATTTGAACGATTTGGAATATGTGTCAGGAGTTAAGGCCAGACCAACAGGAACAACCCCATCAATATCATTTATCGCTATAGGTTCAAGTAGATTATCAGAGTTAAAAAAATATGGTACTACTGGATATACCCAAACATTACAATATGGAACAATTAGTGGGGTAACATATACAGGATATACTATTGATGGACTATCGTATAGAGATATGGCGAATGGATTTACCCAAATTACAGGTCAAACCGCAAACTACTACTCATCGTTACCTTCAGGATATACAACGGGAGATGCAACCAATTTCGCAACAGAATATGTAATTAATAAAGTTCTAACAAGAAACGAACATTTTCTTGGATTTATTGAACAACCAAGGGTTTATTCTGACGTTTTTGTTGAGAGGGGTAAACAGGGAGTAATGGAAATGAACTTTAGATTAGGTGAAATTGATAACATGGGTGAGTTAAGCGTCTATGGAAATGGATTTTTTAATGTTAAAAAACAATAAGATTTATATTTATTAATAAAATAATATGGCAGTTGGAAGTTATGGTATAGTTAGACCGGCGGACGTTTCTCCCTCAGATGTGGATATTTTCTATCATTTCACGTCGGGTAGGACCGCAACCGCACCGGTTACATTAAAAAAATTAGTATCTGAAAAGGTTTTAACACCGGTTTTTCATAACGCAAATACTACAAATGATTCAAGTGCACCCAATAATGAAATATTAGGTGGCTTGTATAATTTAAAACTTGAGGCAAGTGATTTCTCGAAATTGGGAATTTATACACTACACATTAGACCAAAACAAATTAGAACAACTATTGCGGATTGTGGTGTGTTAGCATCATTACCATCAGTAAGAGGATTGGTTATTAATACTTCAAATGTTCCTACCGCAGATAGAGGTAAATTTACACCACAAGGATTGGTTGGATATAGAGTTGAATACGTAAACGCATCTGATAATAAAACAAAAATACCTAACTTTTATAGAATGGTAACATCTTCGTTTTATTGTACACTTGTAACATCGAATTTAAGTAACTCATCTGATAAGGCGGTTAGATACCAATACACAGATCAAGCAACATCATTTATATTTGTAACAGTGACACCATCATCTGCACCATCAAGTAGACCAAACGTTATTCCGTTTATTGGTGATCCGGGACAAAAGATTATATTAACAAACACATTCTTTAATCCAACAACTGTTGAAGTTGAAATGGTAGAACATGATGCGTCTACATTGGCACACGCACTTTATGGTGACCAAACTAAGGCGATTACTCCGGGTATTTACACAATCTACGATAACAATAAAAATATCTATAAACAATACAACCTATACGAAGTTAAGGACGAATTTAATGAAACACTATATGAGGTTCGTGAGGAAAGAGAAAGTATTGACGAAACGTTAAATTTAGGTAATATTACAGAATAATGGCAGTAACAAGATACAAAGTTCCGAGTCAAGCTGCGTCAGGTGCGGAAACGTTTAGTGACAATTTAGTTGGTAGACAAACTACCGATGGTAGCAGTCAATTGACTAATACGAACTTTGCCATTGATAAAGTTATTCCCGAAAAAGATAGTAGAGATTTTAAAACCATACCATTTTCTGAATATATTACTTTAGATACATTAAAAGAGGAAAAAGACGCACCAACAACACAAAGCGGCAATGCAAAGAAAGAGAAAATAAAATTTAAAGCAAATTTAGATGACTCAAGTAAATCATTATTTGGTTCTTTAAAACAAAGATTGTCGGTATCAGTTTCCAAAATTATAAATAAATTTCCCGCAGCAATATTAGTTGATGAAAATTCATTATATAATCTTACCGATTATACTGCATATCAATCGACATATAATCCAATTACCAATACTACACAATTTTACACACCATCCTCTATATTTTTTAATCCATTTGATATATTAATAACAAAACCAAAAAGTAATACTACACCCTCAACGGATAATATTATTAGAAGTTTTTATTCATCTTACGTAAAATATGCAATTGATTTTAGTGGTAGCACATACAATATTGTTGGTTATACGGAAACCAATTCAGACGGTAACGTAAGACTTGGGGTTGAGGGAAATATTTTTAGTGGTACAACAGGAACCACAACAAGTTTTCTCATTAGACCAAACGATGCAATTACTGAAGAGTTCTATACTAATTTAGATGAGTTAGAAGATACATTAGTTAATAGAGAAACAACACCAAAGTATACCGCAACATTCAAAGTACCTAGAGATAGTTTTGACCAAACATCCACAAATATTGTAAACGTGGACATCAGTTGGCCTGTCTCAAAAGATAATTGGAATATTCAAATAGTTGGTGTAAACTTTAATGATTACATTGAAAAATTAAGTAGCTTAGGTGAAGAAATAGATGGTTACAAATCAAATTTAATTGTGAGATTTTTAACTGCACCACAATTATTTGAATTTGATAGTGAGGATAAAAAGGCTGAATCAATATTTCAATTATATGGTCAAAATTTTGATAAGGTAAAAAAATATATAGATAACATTGCTTACATGAGAAATGTAAGTTATGATAGTATAAACAACGTACCTGATTTATTATTAAAGAATTTATCACAGACATTAGGTTTATCAACCGTTAATTTGTTTGATGAAAAATCATTACAAGATACATTATATTAAAGACAACAAGCGGAATACCTTGGTTTATCTTTGGGTAAAACTTTGGTTGAAGCTGAATATGAATTTTATAGAAGAATCTTAACAAACTTAGCTCAATTATATAAATCAAAAGGAACACGTTCTGCTATACAATTCTTTTTAAAATTTTTAGGAGCACCTGAACCATTAATAAAAATTGATGAATATGTTTATGATGTAACAGGATTACCACAACAAGATTTTGAAGATGATATCGATGAGGTAATTAGAGGAACTAAAATAAATAATATTATCACAGGTTTCACAACAAGTGGAATTACATATAATATTGCTGGAGGAGGCACAAAAACTGGTTACACTTTTGCAACAGGAATTACGACTGGCACAACAAGATTAAGTCGAGAAGAATATCCAATAGATTCAAATGGACTACCAAGAAAAGTAAAAAACTTAAACTCTGATATATATTTCCAAAAAGGATCAGGTTGGTATGATTTAACATTGGACCACAGGTCTTCAAACATTATTAATACTGAATTGTCAGTTTTAACTGGTAATACAAAAATAATTAAAACCAAACCAAAAGATTATACATATGGTGAAGATTATTTTGATAGTTTTAGAACGTTAGATGGTTTGGATTATGGCTTCAATTTAGAAACAAGAATAGACAATTTAAAAGGAAGTGTAGTTTTAAATGAGAATGAATCAAAATTAACATTAAATAGAAAAAATATAAATGTTCATCTATCCCCATCACAAGGTATTAATTTTGATGTTTATAGACAATCAAGAGATTTATCATTGACTTTTGGTGGAAAACTACAACCACAAATAGAATTAACATTCGCAGAATATTTGGATGACGTGTTAAATCAATTAATTACTGAATCTCATATTTCAAAATACAACAAATCATATTTTACACTAGAAAAAGTGTTCAATGATTATATAACAAATACGAATTTTATACCATACAATTTTGCTTCAGTTAATGAATTTATTAATAAGATGAGTCCATATTGGGTACAGGTTATTGAACAATTCATACCCGCAACAACTTTATGGTTGGGAGGTAATTTAGTCGGTAATAATATTTTTAACCGATGTAAATACGCTCATTTGAATCCAAGATATGGTGTATTTACATCAGGGTCTTATAGTAGTGATTTATATAATTGTCTTGTAATTGCACCAACACCGACACCAACATCAACTAGTACACCAACACCTACACCAACCCCAACACCTACAACTAGTCCAACTAGTACACCAACACCGACAGCAACGCCAACACCTACAACTAGTCCAACTAGTACACCAACACCGACAGCAACAGTGGTACCACCTACCGCTACTCCAACACCAACGCCAACACTGGTACCACCTACCGCTACTCCAACACCAACGGCAACACTGGTACCACCTACCGCAACCCCAACACCAACATTAACAGTAACCCCTACTCCAACACCAAATGGTTTAAGTTTAGAGTTACGTGTATTAGATATTGCAAATATACCTCAGACAACAACAATGTTTTACAATATTAATAGTGGTAGTAATATAAACATACCTGGTGGAACATCAGTTACTTTCCCAATCACTTGTACACTTCTTTATACATTTACAGGTTTGACTACAGGTGATGTTATATTATTTGGAACATATTTTGCTTGTGCTATAGAAGGTGCTGGAGGAACAGGTTGTCCTGGTTACGTTGGAAGTATGACCACATATTCATACGTTGTAGATGCACCGGCAGTTCAAACTCTTTCATTAACAATAGACACACAAACAATACCCTATTAATTATGGCGACTAACGTAGTAGATTTTAAAATAAAGGTAGTAGGAAACGCCGATTGTTATACGGCCGAATAATTAACATAAAAAAAATAATAAAATATTTATAAAATATGAGTTTCTTAAATACAAATTTTTCAGCAACAGTAGGTGCAAGGTTAACACAGAAAGGTAGAGATGCCATTTCAAAAGGTAATTTTGTAATAAGTTATTTTGCTGTAGGTGATTCAGAATACAATTATAGTGGAATAACGACTCAAAGCGTATATGCACCATTTGACAAAGACGTCAATGTAAAATATCCATTGTGGTATACAAATAGTGGGTCAACATTATATGGTGTTCCGGTACAATCTTCATTTTTACAACCATGTAGAAATGTGATGGACCCAGATAGTGGGTGGACGGTAAATGTTGTATGGGACCAAAAACCAATTGGTTTACCAACAAACTCAAGAGCTTTAACTGGTTATACTAGTAATGTACACACAGGAACTAAAGAATTCTTAGGTTACAACTCTTCATTAGGTCAAACACAAAATACAGGAACAACTATCGTTAACACAATGAACGAAATTGTGACGATAACTCCCGAAGAACAAAAATGTATTGCACTATTACACTACACGCAAAGTGGTATTACTGCCGATCCATATAGATTTTTTAAATATGATGATTATTTAAGTACACACACAGGAAACACCTCACCAAATGTGATTTCAGATAAAGATTATTTTAAGGTGACAATACCAACATTAATGTATCATAGAAACCACTCATCAAGTGCAGGAGCAACATTCTACATGAGCGGAACAACTAAACAGATGGTATCGAATTATCATTCAAGATTTACAATTGATTACAGAGACTTAGTTGATGGTACAGGAACAACAGCAAATAGAGTGGGAAAGATATTTTATAATCACAAAACAATAGTATTTGATGATGAAGAAATTGTTGCAGCTTTAGATGTAAACTCAAAAAGAAATTACACATTAACAGCACCAAAAGTAAATGCGGTAGTAACTAATAGTCCATTAACGGATTTGACAACAGGTAAAACAATATATGTTACATATATGGTATCAAATGGAACAGGTTCCACCTTAAATGGTTTACCATGTAATTACTTTATGAAAGTTACTGGACAAACAATACCACATAGTATTGCGGTTAAATTTAATAGTAATGATTTTACAAATTTAAATAACGGATACACAGCAAATAAATTTCATATTTTAGCACAAATAGTAAATAATGGTACTAAACCTAATCCTGAATCTTGGAAATTAATGGATTATACTACAGATAATGGAACATCATTTACTAGTCATTTATCAACAGGTTATACATATACAATTACCCAAGCAGCTTATAATACCGCAATTAACTTTGTATTATCAGATTATGTAACAGGTACGGATTACACATCAACTAGTGTTACACCATATTTTGGTAACCAAAGAACATTTCCAGGTAATGTAAGTGTCGTGAGATCAACTGATATAGCTGAAATGGTATTTAATGCCAATTTACCAACAGGTAAATTTGTAACATCACAAAACCCAACTAAGGTGGGTAACCCAAGAATTACAGAAGTTGCTTTATTAAATTCAAATAAAGAAGCTTTGGCCTTTGGTAAATTAGTTACACCACTAGAAAGAACGGGTTCACAAGTTATTCAAGTAAAAATAGATTTCTAAGCTTTACATTTTGTCATTTTTAAATTAACTTTTAATATGAGTATAGACGTAAAATTTAAAAACAAACCTAAAATTCTTGGTTTAGATATAAGTACAAAAACCATTGGGTTTGCGTTGTTCGATATATCGGGTTCTAAGTTATTGGAGTTAACACACTTTTCACCAAAAATTAAACCACTACCAGAAGATAAGATTGAGGAATTAATTAAAAAAGCGGATACTTTCAAAAAACATTTGGAGGGTTATAAAGATATGGGTATCACCCGTGTTATTATCGAGGAACCATTATTACAATCAAATAACGTTTATACAATTGGAACTTTGTTACGATACAATACTTTAATTTTAAAGAATTGTTACGACGTGTTAGGAGTATTACCAACATTTATTTCAACATATAATTCAAGAAAATTTGCATTCCCCGATTTAGTTGGACCAAATGATAAAGGTCGTAATGTTTTATTTGGAGGATACCCAAAAGATATTGATAAGAAACATGTGATTTGGGAACACGTTAATGATGTGTGTCCAGATATAAATTGGTTATATGGTACTAATGGTAATTTGAAAAAAGAAAATTATGATATGGCGGATGCTGCATGTTGTGTGATTGGTTATGTTAATATGAACAAATTAGAAAAATCCGGCAACTAAAATTTTTATTTACGGATAGTTTAGGTTATATTTATAAAGATAGACGGGAAGTGTAGAAATACACTTTTGGTTGGTTTCCCTCGGAGGTGGTGTCTTCGGGGGATTTTTTTTTATCAGTTATTTTACATATATTTGTGAGTATGACCGAAAATGAAGTAGATTATTCCGCTGTTGTTGAAATCCTCGAAGATATTTTGGGGGATTACAAATCACATAGTGACTATAAAGGTCAAATATCATTTGACTGCCCAACTTGTTCATATGACATTAAAAGTTTGGATAAGGGGGATGGTAAAGGTAACTTAGAGGTAAACTACAAATATGGGGTATATAAGTGTTGGGTTTGTTCCGAAACACATGAAACTCACGGGTCAATATATAAGTTAATTAAGAAATTGGGAACACCCAAACAACTTAAAAAATATCTTTTATTAAAACCAGAAGATGACGAGGAAAATAATAAGAGGGTCTATAAGCCAGTAAAACTACCTAAGGAATTTGTTGCATTTAAAGATGCCAGCAATGGACTTAAAATGACACCACAATATCGACAAGCTTTTCAATACATTAAAAAAAGAAACATCACCGATATGATGTTACAAATGTATAGTATTGGATTTTGTTATAATGGTGAGTATGAAAATAGAATCATTATACCATCATATGATTTAAATCATAACATAAATTATTTTATAGCACGTTCATACTTGTACAACCCTAGAATGAAATATAAGAATCCTGAAGCACAAAAAGAAATACTCATCTTCAATGAATACTTAGTTAATTGGGATGAAACAATTTATTTGGTTGAGGGTGCGTTCGATAGTATATTCATACCAAACTCAATACCTATGTTGGGTAAGTTTATGAGTGAATATTTGTTTAGTGTTTTATATGAGAAAGCAAAAAAAATAGTAATAGTGTTGGACCCAGATGCGTGGGCAGATGCTGAAAAGTTATATCACAAACTTAATTGTGGTAAATTAATGGGAAAGGTTTGGATTGTAAAATTAGAGGGGGATAAGGACATTGCCGATTTACAAGGAGACCTTACCGATTATAAATTAAAACAACTTGATTAATATGAATTTAAACGATATCTCATTAGAGATTAAGGATTTACTAGAACAAAGAAGAAAAGAAATTGAATTAACTTTTATTGAGGAAGAACACATCTATTTTATGAAAGATGTGGATGGAGTGGTGAAGAAAAATTTCCCGTCAGTATCTAAGATTATAAAGAAATTTCATAAAGCGTTTGATGCTGAAGGTATGGCATTAAAAATGTCTAAAGGTGACCCTGAGGGGCAAGCAGAATTGCTTGCGGAATGGAAACGAGCAGGTGACCTATCAACCAATATGGGTAGTCGTGTTCACTTTGAATTAGAAAGTGATACAATTTCTCGATTCGGGAATTACAAATCAGTTAGAGAACCGGTCTTTAACATTAATGAGGAACAACAACGTAAGAGTGATAATATGATAATTGCTGGAAAACAATTCCTTGATTTAATGTTAGAACGAGGTGGAGTATTATTGGATACTGAGATTGTATTGGGTGACCCTGAAGAACAATACACTGGTCAACCAGATAAAGTGTGGTTAATGATGAACAAAGAGAAAACCAACTTTGGATTCGTTACCACAGATTGGAAAACAAACCAACCAAAGAACTTTGAGGTTCAACATTATACGGGTAAATTATATCCACCATTTAACAATTACCATGATAATGCATTAGGTCATTATTTCTTACAATTACCATTATATGGTAGGTTATTATTAAAAATGTTAAAGGGTACCAAGTTTGAAGATACAAAAATATTGGGAAATGTTATTGTTTTATTAAAAGAAGATGGTACATTTAACGAATATAAAGTTCCACCGCAAATCAATAATGCAATTTTAACGATGGACTTATCAAATTATATTAAAAGATGGTAAAAAAAATTATACATATTGCAGACTTACACATTCGTACAATTCAAATGCACGATTTGTATAAAGAACAATTTGAAAAGTTAGTTAATGAGATTAATGAATTACAAATTGAATGGAATCAAGAGGGAATCACATCTGATAATATTAGAATAGTTGTTGCAGGGGATATCGCTCACCAAAAGATAAACATATCTAACGAACAATTAATGTTAACAAGTTGGTTTATTAAAGAACTATCTTACTTAGGTAATGTTGTAATCATACCCGGTAATCACGATTTCTTAGAGAACAATACACAAAGATTAGATAGTATTAGTCCCGTTGTAGAATTATTAGACAACCAACACATTTCCTATTATAAAGATAGTGGTGATTATATTGATGAAAACATTCAATGGGTTGTTTATTCTTTATATCAACACAACGCACGTCCTGAATTTACTAAAGATGAAACTAAATTGACGATTGGATTATTCCACGGACCAATTATGGGATTATCAACAGACTTAGGTTTTGAATTTGAAGATGCATACGATAGACTAAATTTTAATGATTTAGATTTACTACTATGTGGAGACATTCACAAAAGACAACAATTCACATTACCAAACGGAGGGAAGGCGATTATGGTTGGTAGTCTTATACAACAGAACTTTGGTGAAACGGTTAAACATCATGGGTATGGAATATATGATGTACAAACAGATGAATATACATTTCACGATTTACCAAATGAACAACCATTCCTACACTTTAGAATAAACGATATCAAAGACATTGAAAATGAAACCGAAGAGCACGTTAATCTTGGATAATGAGTTTATTCAATATTGTGAATTAAACAATATAAAAGACATTAATAAAATTGCACAGGAAACCTTCAATAGAGGGTTTTCTTTATTGAAGTATGGTGAAACACCAATGGGAGGTTCAATTATCCAAGAAGTAATTGTTGAGAAAGAAGTAATTGTTGATAGAGAAATTAGGGTACCATACGAAGTCATTAAGGAAGTGAGAGTTGAGGTTCCCGTAGAAATTATTAAAGAAGTCACACTCCAAGGTGAGACTATTGTTAATGAAGTAGTTAAAGAAATAATCAACACACAAGAAGTCGATAGATTAACGATTGAAAACAATAGACTAAAAGAAGAACTCAATAAAATAACAACATCATTAGAAAGTTTAAATAAAAATAGACAAATTAAGAATACCGAGAATAAATCATTATATGACGAATAATTTTGTTTTATGAATTTATTTTGTTATATTTTTTAAATAAATAAAATATTATGGCACTATTAGTTTTTTGGGTATTAGTAGCATAT